TAGCAGGCTGTTTCCCTTATCAGTTTTACCCTGCCTTTAGCTATGCTATGGGATTCTTCAGTTACTCTTCAGCGAAAATTTTCTGGTTTATTATTAATTCCTGGTTCGCTTCCAAAAACTCGATAAATGCTTCGCAATGACCTGTCAATTCGGGTATGTCCTTTTCAGGATTATATGAGTAATGCTCTATCCATGTATTTTTGAAATCGGTAACGGCAAATTCGAAATCATTGATTTTATTACCCATTGCGTTAAGACAGTACGGGTAAGCAATTCTTTGCCACGCATCACGATATTTATATGCCGTGTATTTGCTTGTGGTTTTAATGTCCACAACCTTAAAAGGCAGCAATTCATCAACGTAGCCGTACAGTAAAACATTACCGTACCTTGTCGGCAATACAGCCTCTACGAACTGCTGGGTTAATGTGCCATTTAGATATTCAACAAACTCTTTGCAAATGTTCATAGGAAACTCAAATGAGCGATTGTTGTATTTGGCTTTGAGTGCTGTTACAACTGCGCCATCAAAAACCCTTTCAATTTCCATTTTATCTGACTTGCGATTTTCGACCAGGCAATCAATCACCTCATTAAAAGCTGTGCCTTTGTCTGCCGCTTCGCTATCCTCCCATTTCATTGGAACCCGGTTGATACCATCAATCAACTCTCTGAATTTCTTTTGCTCAAATTCCTCCTCAGTAATTGACGGCTCCTCCGAAAAGCCATAGTATTGCTGATAAACCTTTGAGCTATTTATGTAGCCCTCGAACTTATCAAGTATGCTGGGATATATCTTGTAGTTTGTCATGCTATACTGTGGCTTTTTCCATATATTGTTTGTCCGCAGTATTCCAAACCAAGCCAAGTGCTTTGGTTTTATCCCCCAGCAATTTTGATGCTACAGCTTTTGAATTTCCGACATGCTCAAACTTTTCAATGCGACTTACAAATTCATCTGCCGATTCTTTGCTATTGATAAAGTCTATATTCTCCTTCAATTCCTCGATTAGCTTATTGTAAGCATCAGCCTCCAGCTTTCTTGAAGCGAGGCGATTTTCATACGCATTCATAACTTTCGATTTCATAAAGTCGTTTTCTGCGGTTGGCTTTCCATTATCATCAACGATTTTCGGCACCTTCATAACGCTTGGGAGATTGCAGGTGTTCTTGCCATCATTGCGACTTGTGGGGTCAAATGTTATTGTGCGTTCGCGTCCATTGGCTTCCATGTACCCAACTAAATCTAATTCAGTAACAAGACTGTCGTAACTTGAACCTCCAAATTGTGGGATATACCGGGTATCATCACCCTCTGTTTTCGTATCTCGGTGAGCAACGAAAATGATATGCTTACCCATTTGTGAAATTCTTTTTACGAGAGCCGAAAACTCTACTTTGCGCTCACCATATCCTTGCAGCGTGAGCGTTCCGCTGGCTTTCCCCATTTTGGGATTCCGCTTAATGATATAATCAGACATATAGTCCAGCGCCTTACCACCTGTATCAATTACAAATGTTTCGTACGGTGATAAATCCTCATTATTCAACACGTCCAAAAAGTCCTGATAACTTGAAATTTGAACCGTATCTACATTTTTTAGATGCGCATAATTTACTCGATGCACACCATTGTCAAAGTCTAATAACAATGGTGTTGGAGCGGATAACGCGAGTGTTGTTTTGCCCATACCTGCCTGTCCATAAATCAATGCTTTGATTTTATCATTGATGTTTAGCTCGCTTGCTTTTTTAATAAGTCCCATGATTGTTGTTTTTGTTTATTTGAAAAATTATTGTTTCGCTATTAACTGATTGATGGCTTGGTTAAGGAGGTTAACGCCTGCGGCATGAGCATCTTTATACTTCTTGGATTTGAAAGAATACTTCGTTTTGAGGGCTTCTAAATCATTGATGAAGTCTTGGAACTTTTCTTTGTCCCCTATCGCCTTTTTGTTCTAATATTGTTTCCATTAGTATTTATTTAAATTGTTTACTCAGTTTGAACCTGCGCGCCAACGCAGGTTTTTTTATTTACTAATTGCAGCAGCTGCTTGCGCATTCTTCATTTCAATCCAAGACTTTCTCATGTTGGTCCAGTTGGTGAATAGCCCAAGTGCTTTGCAGTGGTTATGCACCGCTTCTGTTGTTATTTGTGGATGCATCACTCTTTTATGATTTTAAGGTTTTCAATTTCTTCAAACGATAGGGTAATAGAATTACCCCCTGTGCTCCATCCTGAACGGGCTGAAGAATCAGACTTAACTACACTTATTTTAAAAAGTGCTTCGCCCAAATAGTTTTCTATTGCAGTAATTGGCTCACTGCCAGCAACCATGTAAACTCGACTTGACTTCATAAATACATCACCTGCCTTAATGTCAAGGCATTCAATCATTGATTTAAGTGTTGTCTCTTTTAAGTCTTTATTTAGCTCCACAATTTTCCTTGAAGAAATTTCTTCTGAACGGTAGTGCTGGTATGACCTTAGCTTAGTTTCGTATAGTTTTTTGTTAATCATTTCCCTCTTGATTTTTCAGTTTAAAAAAGCAGTCGTAGCATACTTCAATTGGTTGCTGATACATTGCGTCAAAGTGTGTGTGTAGCTTCTCAAATTCACCTCCGCACTCCTGACACTTCTTCATTTCAACTACATCAACCTCCACCCCGCTCACGCGGAAGTTTCTTGGTGTAGTTTTTATGAAGAATAGCAGTATCATATCGTGTCAGATTTTGATGTTGCGAATTGAGATTTCAAAACCTCATATACAGCTACATACTTGCCGCTATCGTAGAATCGTAAACTTTCCATGCTCCCGGTATTCAATGCTTCCGAAACATTGGTAACCCATTCAGGATATTCAAATGCGTGAAATGCTTGCTTGTACTGCTTGAAAGAATCAACATGGTGATTGAGCCATATTTGTTGTTTCAAGTCTGTTGGTGATGCTTGTGTTTGTGACATAACTATGTTGTTTAAATTGTGACTGTTTTATAGACCGCGAAAGCAAATGCTACCAAGCAAGCGAGAACCATACCGCCTACTAATATTCCCGACAATGCCGCTATGGCTATGTTGCCGAATGAATCTTCTTTCCTTCTGTTGTTTAACATGCTCATGCTGCTTTCCTTTGAAGTAGTAATGAATTTGTTGACTTATCAATCTCTGCTGCACTTGGAATCTTTGCAGCCAATACCCAAGCTTTCAAATCTTCGCGCAGGATGTACGCCAACTTTCCGCCCGGCTTGTAAAGCGTAAAAGTTTTCTTTGCAGTCAGCGTGTACATCTGCTCCATTGATATTCTTAGATAGTCGGCAGCTTCTTCGATTGTCAAAAGTTCGCTTTGCACTGCCTCGCGTCTGAATTGCTTAATCGACAACTCTACCCGCTCAACTGCTTCATGTATGTGTTTTAGTGACATGGTTATGATTTTATTAAGTCAACAAATACATTGCTTGGTAGAAGTTCACCTTCATTACTTAAATTGGATTGGGAGTAAGGCACGTGTATGTTGCGCTTACAAGCAGCATTACACCGTTATGTTTCTCATAGTGTTTCTCGCGCTGTCTCACAATAAATTTCTTTCCGCAATACTTGATAACAGACCCTTCGCTTAATTCGGATAACAGTTTACTTTCCATGGTTATGCAGTTGCGGTTTCGAGAATTTGTTCCTCCGTCAATCCCAAGTGTTCTTGGATTTCTTTTAATGCAGCAGCTTTAGTAAGGTCATCATGGTTAGACTTGGCAAGTCTGTAAACCGTGCTGACAGATTTTTTTAAAGCCCCTGCAATTTTGCCTTGCAAAAGGGGACTTTGCTTTATCTGTTCAATTACCTCTTTTTTGAGTTTCATATATTTAATTACTTTTGATTTCAATTATGAATGCAAATGTAAATTCAAGTTCGCAATTATGCAAACTTTATCGCAAACAAAAGTTATCAACATTGCGAACTAATGTTTAAGAAAGAAGAAGTAACCACCTTATTTATTAATGCTGTCAATGATTTAGTTGGAAGCCTTAAAGTTCGCAACAGGAAAGAAATTGTTGATAAACTTGAATGGGACACTACATCAATGAGTAGTGTTATGAATGGCAAAAGGAACGTGCCATCTGAAATAGCTGATAAATTTTTTAAAGATTACAATATTGCGAATTACACTTCGCGCTCCCACAGCAACGCCAAAGTTATTTCGACTGATGATTTCATGGAGGTTAAATATCTGCCTGTTCGTGGGCGTGCCGGTTACTTGAGTGCCTATGCGCAGGTAGATGGAGAGGCAGATGAAGAGTTAGATTCATTGTTGGTACCGAAAGAATATGAGAAAGGCAACTACCTAGTTATTGAAGCGGACGGTGACAGCATGGACGATGGCACAAGCCGTGCTATTTGCGATGGCGACAAGCTGCTGGCGAAAGAGTTAGATAAAAGCCTTTGGGCAGATTATAAACTGCATTTCAAACGATACCTGTTTGTGATATTCACAAAGTCAGAAGGCATAGTTATTAAACAGATATGTGAGCATGACTTGCAAAAAGGCATTATTGAATGTCACTCTTGGAATGTCATGTATAACAACTTCACAATTAAAACCAGCGACATCCTGCGACTACTCTACGTGAAAAAAATTGTTGAACGGAAAATTAAGTTTTGAAAATTAGCAACATGAAAAACATACTCTCATTAATCTTTGCGGCAATATCATTTTGCGCCATTTCTCAAACTACTTCAGTAGCTGACACCATTTTTTTAAGAGATGGAACTTTTCAAACAGGAAGCATCATTCGTGAAGAAATGATGTATTACATGCTTCAACCCACAAGTGGTGGCTCTATTCTAAACATTGAAAAAAGCATAATCACACGCACATCTAAAGGCTTTGTAAATAGTGCATTGGTAACACCTCAGTACAAAGCAAAAGTAGATTCTATCAGCCTGCGCGATGAAATCAAAAGCATAAATCTGAGATTGGATAATTCAGGCTGGAAACTTAAATCAGGAGGTACACTTGGAATAGCCGGAATTTCAATAGGAATAGTTGGAGCAGCTTTAGCAATTGCCGGAGCAGCAACCAACTCTAAACCTCTTCAATGGGTAGGTGTCGGATTTTCAGGAGTTGGAGTAACACTATCAATTGCATCATTTGCTAAAATGCACTATGCAGGCGTAGCATTAAGGAAAAAAGAATAGTATGATATTATCACCAGCACCAAGAACTAAAGAAGATGTGGCAACAGATGTAACTCGTAATTACCTGTTGCTTGCTGATTTTGTCGTGGGCAAATCGAGACCGGTGAAGTCATATAAAGATTTCGCTACACTAACGTTG